AAAAATCATTTTAATTCAGAATTGAAGAGGTTGAGTTTCACAAGGAAAGTGGTTTGTGATCGTTTAGGAATGACAATTCCAACATTGCGATCAAGGGTAAATTCCCCAGGGACTTTCACACTTGATGAAATCAGCAAACTTCAATCAATCGGATTCAATCTTAATCGTTTAATTTAAATCAGTATCTATGGCAGAAACAAAAGAAGTCAGTTTACATCAAAGATTGCTCAAGGTTCAATCAGAAATCGGAGCAATATCAAAAAAGGCAAACAATCCTTTTTTCAAATCGAAGTATTTTGATATCAATATGCTTATTGCTGAAGTGCTTCCCATTCTGAACAAGCATGGGATCTCTTTACTGCAGCCAATCAAAAATGGAGAGGTGTGCAGTGTTATCAGTGATGGTGTTGAGGTTATCGAAAGCAGCATTCAACTTCCTGAAATCAATGATCCTCAAAAACTTGGATCAGCAATTACATACTTCAGGAGATACACTTTGCAATCTCTCTTGGCTTTACAAGCTGAAGATGATGATGGCAATCTTGCGTCTGGGAGAGTTTCACAGAAACAAAAGCTCACAGAGAGTGGCTTTCAAGCAGTTATGAAATCAGATAGAAACACTGCATTGAAGGCAATAAAAACGAGGGAAATATCTCCCAATCATTTATCACAAATTAAATCTAAATTCAATATCTAAATTATGGCAGAAAACAAAATTTTTGCAGATGGCTTCATTGTGAAGCGAAAGGATTCAGCTCCAGAGTTTGTTGTTGCATCCGTTTCAGTTAAAGTAGAAGATTTCGGAAAATTCGTAAAAGAGCATCAAGACAATGGATGGCTCAATATGGATATTAAGAAATCCCAACAAGGGAAATTGTACGCTGAATTGAACACTTGGAAACCAGATCAGAAGGTTACAAAAGTGGCACAATCAGATGGAGATTTGCCTTGGTAGTAATTATGGGAGCAGCGTTTTGTTGCTCCCTTTTTTTAACTCAAATACAAAACAATGAAAGAAGTAAAAATATCAAGTGAAGATTTTCACAATCTGATTAGCTTAATGAAAGCTGAAAAAGAGATGGCTTTGGAGATGTTGTTTGATCACATTGAAAAAGCTAAAAATCCAGATAAATTTAAAAAGCAGCTTGAATGGATAGAATTGTCAATTCATAATTATGAATTATATGACAAGCTTCAAAATGCATTTAAAACGAGTTTGGAAATAGGATTAAACGGAATTTCAATAATTAAAGAACAATGAAAGAAGTAATTGAATCGAATGAGCAATATCATTCAAGTGATGCAATATCTGCATCAGGATTAAAGTTTATTGCAAAAAAATCAGTACATCACTTTTTGAATAAACAATATCAGGAATCTCCTGCAATGAAGTTTGGAACTGCAGTTCACACTGCAATGCTTGAATCTGATAAGTTTTATGATGATTATTACATTATGCCAAAGGTTGATGGCAGAACAAAGGAGGGCAAAGCTGCAAAAGCTATGCACGAACAAAAGGCAAAAGGAAAGATTGTTCTGGATGAAGCTGATCACACAAGGATCAAGGAAATAATGAAAAATCTTGAAGCCAATGAAATTGCCAAAAAATACTGCACTGGAGAGATTGAGGTTTCTCATTATGGGCAAATGAATGGAGTTGATGTGAGGGTTCGACCTGATTGCAAAAATCAAATTGCAGGATGGGTTTCAGATGTGAAAACTTGTCAGGATAATTCTCCAGATAAATTCAAATCAGATATTTACAAATTCAAATATCACATTCAGGCAGCGTTTTATTGTGATGCACTTGGAATGAATCCTGCAGATTTTAGATTCATTGCAGTTGAAGTCAATCATCCTTATTCTATTGAAATCTATGGCTTGTCAGAAGCAATGATTGAAAAAGGCAGGTATGAATATCAAAGGGCATTGGAATCTTGGAAGCTTTACAAAGACACTGGTGTTGCATTGGGTTATGAATCAGAAAACAGAAATGATGATGGATCGATTATCTTATGATGAAAGATGGAAAGCTCTGATTGCTGATGTAAATGAGCATTTTGGAGTGGATATCAAAGACAGATACAGAGGTGTGAATTATGTTGAAGCCAGAAATATGTACTATCATATTTGCTACAAAGTATTCAATATGAGCTTGAGTGAAGTTGGCAAAACCATTGACAGAAATCATGCAACAATCCTTCATGGATTAAGGCAATTTGAAGTGTGGATGGAGTATGATGATCTTTTCAAAAAGAAGTTTCTGGAGTTTTTTTCAGGCAGGAGATATAAAATTGAAAGAAAAAACTTTGACAAGGAAGAGCTTGAATATCAGCTTGATAAGGCAATTTCAAAAATCCAAATGCTTGAGAATAAGATTAAGAAATTAAGGAGTGAAAAAAAAATTTCTGAATGAGTGTTTTTTTTGTTTAATTTAGTGCAAACAATTTTCAAATTGGCAGGAGGTTATCATAAATATCTGGGCAAAGAGGATAAGTTGCAGCATCAAGTGATGGCATTTATTGCAGCTCAATATCCTTTTGCTTTGGCAACTCATATTGCCAATGAAGGAAAGAGATCTCCATTTGAAAGATTCAAATTCAAGTATCTGGGTGCGAAAGCAGGGATTCCAGATGTTATGATTTTTGATAAAAATGCTAAATTTAATGGATTGGCAATTGAACTAAAAGCAGGAAAAAACAAGCCAACAGAATCACAGAAGCAATGGCTCAAGGATCTTGAAGATCGTGGATGGGCAGCTATGTGGCTCAATGATTTTGATCAGATTATCGAAGTAATCCAAAAATACTTTGCAGATGAATTATAGGAAGGTTTATTTTGATGAAACAAATCAAAAGGTAAGATGGACAAGCAATAACACTTCAGATCTTGCAGTTACTTATGAATATGTAGGTTCAATGACAAAGATTGAATTTGATTTGCTGATTGAGGTGCTATGGGAGTTGTATCAGGATGGTACAATTAGCTTTGATGATTTTCAAAGAATCTTTGGAGATTTGAGAGAGTTTTGTGATAGAATTAAAAACATAATACAATGAAAGTAGATTTTGCACAAATTGGATTTTGTGGGATCATTCTTTGCTTCATATATCTTTTTTTGATATGACAAAAAGAGATGAAGAGTGGCTCTGCATTGATGATGATTTTGCTTATGGCAGATGTGAAAAGCAATGCAGCTACTGCAAAGAGATGGAAAGCAAAACCAATGACAAAGAGTAAAAAAGAGTAAGTTTGCAAACAGAAAACTCCTCCAGAAGAGTTTTAAAATTTAGAAACAATGAAAATAAACAAGGTAATCAAGCCAGATCGGTTTGAAAAGTACACGATTATCCCTTTTGAAATCTTCAGAACAAAAGGAATCTCAATGGCAGCATCAGGATTGTATGGGTGGCTTTTCTCCCATGACAAGGATCAGGAGATGACAATGCAATTCATTTCAGGGCATTTCAAAGATGGCAGGGATGCCATAACATCAAGGATTAAGGAATTGGAATCTCTGGGTTTTTTGAATCGTGAGGAGGTTCGCATTGATGGCAGATTTGCAGGTTACAATTATCACTTATGTTTGCCATCTGATAAGGATTCCACCATTACGGAAAAAACCGAATCGGTAAAAACCGAAACGGAAAAACCCGTTACGGCAAATCCGAAACAAAGTAAGATAATGTATAATAATATATATAATAATAATATACAAGATAATGTACAAGATAATGTACAATATAATATACAAATAAGTAATATCCCTCAAAATGTATTGGATGCCTTCCCCCATTATGTTGATCTGTTTGACAAAAAACATCAACCCAGAACAAACCATCAAAAAAACAAGTGGCTTGAGTGCCTTGAAAAAATTCAAAGAATTGATGGGTATGATTTAAGAGAGTTGTATCAAGTTGTAAAAAGATTGAGAGAGGATCAGTTTTGGCAAACTAATTTTTTATCACTTCTTAAGCTTCGAAATCGTGATAAGAATGGCATTTTGTATGTAGATCGGTTTATGGCAATGAAATCCAATGAGAAGCCAAAAGCATACAAGATGATTCCAAACCTTATCAAATTTTACACATACAAAGATCCTGCAGGAAAGCAGCTCATTGGAGCAATCACAAAAGGAGCAGAGCTTGATGATTTTGCCATTGCTTATAAACTTGGAATTGAAGAGTATCAAAACCTTCTAAAATATCTCCAGAATGATAATTGATAAAATTTACACACTTTCGGATGCAGAATGTGATCTTGTTAGGTTTGTTGCAGATCAAAGGCAATCCAACAAAGAAGCAACTGGATTGAATGGAAAGGGTACAATAAACCCAACAAGCAGTGTTGCATTGAATGCAGCAGGGTTTGGAGCTGAATATGTTTTTTGCAGGGAAATGAATCTGATGCCTGATTTTTCTATTGGCAATACTTCCAAAATCAAAGGCACTGATAAATATGATGCAGTGTGGAATGGATTGAGTGTTGATGTGAAATGCAGCAGGAAATTAAGAAACCCAATGATGATCCCAACATTCTCAAAATGTGATGTTGATATATTTGCATTCTTTGTTGGGGATCTTCCCAGATACTGGTTTTGTGGCTTTGCCAC